TTAACTTCAGAAGGGTCTGCAATATATTTTAATTGAAAACGTCCTTTTTTATCTTCAGGAGTTTCAACAAAATATTGTGGCCATGGGTATACAGGTTCTTGGCTTGTGGATAATCCTTGATTTTCATTTTTAGCTTGTTGTGAAATTTGAAGACTGCCCTTTGTATCGGTACCAGGCGCCGATGATTGATTATCTAAAATTGCAAGTTGTCTTACGGGGTCGTACTTAACATTCCAAGCATTTGTGTGAACGTCATCTAATAATCGAATGAACGCTTCAGCAGAAGCCATAATAACTGCAGATATATTTCTAATTGATGGTTTAAAACCAAGACCTATTTTAGTATCTTCAATTTTTCTAGAAAAATCAGCGGTTAACGCAGTTTCATATTCTGTTAATTTTCTATTAGTTTCGGCCTCTATTTGATAGATTAAGTTTTCAAATCTTGGAACACTGTTAACCGTTGTTGATGATGACTTAAACACAAGTAATGGATTTGTAATAACATTAACCGATTGGTTAGTATTGCCCCCTTCTTGAGTTTCAAGAGTTGGTACAAATATTTTTTTCTCCAAATATTCTTTAACTAATTTTGTATCGGTTTCGGTTGGTGTATACCTATTTGATTGTTCAATAACTGTTTTTGGTAAATCAACTTGGTCAAAAGATACGTTAATAAAATACGTATTGTGATTAATTGGATTTTCAATTTTTGATATCCCATTCACACCTAAAGTTGGATTTGAGGCTAATAATTCATTGAATGCAATTGTATCCCCACTTAATACTTGTAAAGCTCTTTGTCTTTTTGTTTGGTCCTCTAATATTTCTTTATTAAACGCATAAACTAAAGTCCCATCCTTTAAAACGATTGGTCTTGGATTTAAATTTATATTAAACCAAGAATCTTGATTACCATAAATCCCATTATAATAATTGGTTAATGTCTCTTTATAAGCCCTAATATTAGTTAATGGTTGTACGTCAACTTTAGTATATGAATTTATTATTGTTGTCTCAAAAGTTTCTAACTTATTAATTAACTCCGCAAAGGTTAATTCAGGAAAATCAGGGTCAATCAATCCCTTGGCTTTATATTCACTATAAACTTCAACAACTTTTTGATAACCCCTTTCACTAACAATTTGAGTTACAATATTGTTTGTACTATTGGTGGATTCTTTTGATATTGCTCCCGTTTGTTTTGTACCCGCTTCAACATTTTTATTTGGTGCTTCAGGTGATGTTGCAGATTTAGAAATATCAAATCTTGTACTATACATGTGAGGAGCCGCCAATAAGTGACCCATCGATATCTCATTTAAAATGTTAAATTTGTATCCAACAAATTCTAAAGTAATTGAATAGTTTCCACTAAAAGAATTAAATCTGGCGTTAAATGTTTTTAAATTTAATTGATATTTTATTGCCTGACCGTAATAACCTTTAAGTGTTAAATAAAATGGTGGGTAAGGTAAATTAAAAAACGCAGCATATGGTGAATTATCACCTAATTGAAATAATGCTCGTCCTTGAATATCTTCCAACTCCATACTTACAGTTGGTATAAATGACGTATTAGTAGTAACTCTAATTGATGTGATTCCTAATAATCCATTATCAGTAGATTGATTACCAGGGTTATTAACCGTAACTTTTTGATATGCGGTATTACCATTTATGGGTTCAATATCCTTAACATTTAATTGATTATCTCCTAACCCATTTCTTGTACTTTTACCTGTCAATTCATCATAATAACCCGTTGTCAGTGAAGTAAGTTCGGTTGGTCTTAAAAAATTAATTTTGGCAATAGAAAGAATAGAAATTCTATCTTCAGGACTACCACCTACCGATAATTTAGTTCTTGGTAAAAGTTCTGCTTCAAGGTTGGCAAACATAACCATCTTTTCATGGTCAACCAATCTTTCACGAATATTTCCAAACGCATCAATAGTTTTGTTTGGGTCAACAACAATAATGTTATTGTAATCAAATTCCACTAATATATTTCCACTATTGTCTCCTGGTCTGTTACCTGCCATAATAATAAAAATAATTTTCTAAAGATGCTTTATAGTCCTGTAATGAAGGTAGTAGCGGATAAGGAATAATCAATACCGCCCCATCAAATATGTTATTTTCTAAACCTCCAAATTGTGGGTTTGCCTGTAAAATTAACCAACTAAAATATGGTGAACTATAATACTCTTGAGAAACCACATCTAGTCTACTTCTAGCCACTTTATATATGTAGGATTTGTCAGTTGTTTTTTGTGGTAATTGTACGAACGGCACAACAGTTTGTTCTCCATTAATAAGAAAGTCACTGTATCTATTATAATATTGATATGCCATTAGTTAAATTTTACTTTTGATACGTATACGTCTGCAGATATTTCATCATTCCACGTTTTATTATTTGTGTTATAGTTTTCAGTTGCCCCCAATCCTTTAATCAAAGTCTTTTGAGAGTCTGTTCCTGCGTTTTCAGTAGTATAGGTAAACAATCTTTTCTTAGTTGGGAATGGTGTGAACTTCAAGAAGTCTTGTAATTTTTCTTTTTCAATACTATTAATAAATTCTTTAGTAATATTATTTTCACTTTCAAATAAACCTTTTGCCTTTCTATCCCAATACTCATCAAACGCCTCAATTAATATAGGTCCTTTTTCCGCAGTACCAAGTAATCCTACATTATTAATTATATTACCAATCATTGCATTTTTAAAGGTTTCATATTTTTTTGAATCGACAACATCGTCAGAAAGTAACATATACTCTCTTCTAAATGAGTCAATCTCAAAAATTGACGACTGATTAAATGGAACAAAAACTTTTTGACCTTGCGGTAATTGATAATTAGGTTCAAATACTAAAATACCACTATATGTGTTAGTGTTATAGCTAAAAGTATATGCGGACATTGTAACCGCATTAAATGCTGTTATAGCACTTTTAATAGTTACAATATCATAACTCAATTCTTCTAATGTGTTTGACGCATTTTTTGAACTTGTGTCAATACTTGTTGTTGGTATTGTGACAAATGATTTAACATTACCAATTTTATCTTGTGAACCATCCGTACCTGTTCCAGAAAACGATGGTACATAATATGGAATTGTATTTGCCCTTGCAATGTAAGCAACATAAGTTTGTTGAGTATTAACCATACTTTGAGTAATGGTTGTTACCGCATTTTGATACGTACCTTTTTTGTTTTTAACAAAGTTGGTGAAATTTTCTTTAACTTGTCTAATCGTTTTATTTGTAAAATCAAAATTTTTATCTTTAATAAATTTGATAAATTCATCATCGTCATTTTTAATATCAGATATTAAATCTTCAAAAACCGTATCAATTCTTTTTTCAAGATTATAAGGTTTACCAAATAAAATCGTCTCACCATCTTCGGTCAATAAGAATTTACCTTGTTGATAATTTCTTTCTAACATCCATTGTTGACGTAATGCGTTATTATATTGGTTTACAGTTTCTTTACTTTTATTTACAACATTTGTAAAATAATTTTGTGTTTCCGTAACAAACTTATCCATAAATGTTTGATAACTAAGGGTACCTGTTTGAGCACTTAAACTACTAGTGTTAGTTAATATAGTTCCAATAGTTGATTCATTACTTAAACCGTTATTAGGTTGTGCATCGTTAATTGTTGGAGGGGTAACATTACTTATCGCAGCAAACTGTAAGAAATCTTTATCAATTACTTTATAGCTTGAATCTGTTGGGTCAGCTCTATCATCATAAATTTCAGTATTTGCATAGTAATTAAATGTTAACGCATTTTGTAATTTGTCGACAGATTCTTTTAATCCGCTACCTCCAACAAAGTTAAATGCCATTGTCACTTTTGCAATCATAGGTTGGACACCAATACCCTCAGGGTTAATATCCAATCCTTCATAAGCAATTGTCAAACTTGTTGGGATGATTTTAGTATTAAAGAAATCCCCAACTCTTAAAATCAATACTGGTGGCGCACCAAACGCAGTATTTGTGGCATTGTTATATTCCAAAACATCTCTACCCCCAATAGATTTAACTACAGGTATTGTGTCACCAGGTCTCATACATTGTTGTAAAAATGTTAACCTTGTATTAAGTCCCTCAGGTGTCATTGAGTGGAATGCAGGTTCAAAGAATTTCAACTTATCTTTAAGATTATCAAAAACCATAGGAGTTTCTTCCTTAATAACTTCAAAATAATCACACTCAGATAATAAAGCTCTTAGAACTCTTTTACTAATATTATCTCTTGGTACTACAACTGTTTCTGTAGTATTTACCTTTTCTGTTGTAGTAACAACATTACCCGTAACAACCGTTTGTGTTTGTTTTATTGGATTTGGTGGTGCTGGTGGTGGTGATTTTAGGGTTGATTTAATCTCTGAAATATAGGCTCTTCTACAAGCCATTGCGTTTGTTGTGAATACTTCAGTAGATGCCATGGTATCACCTCCAACAACAGTACCATTTGTATCAGTACAATTTACCGCGGGAAGATTTGGTGTGAGTGGTAACGCATATGGTGGTTGGGTTGTTTTTGAAACTAATGGAGAAGAACTAGTTGTTTCACCAAATCCCTGACCTCTTTTTACTATTAATTTTTGTTGTTTCACATAATCTTTGGTTGCAGCATTTTCAGCAAAAAATTTAATCACAGAATCAATCCTTCTGGTAGATAATGCTAGGTTATATGCTTCAGTTTGTGGTGCAGAGCAACTTGAATCTACAATAAGTGTCACACTACCACTTTCACTATTTTTAATTTGTTCTGCAATATCAATAGCCATTTGTTGTGCAATCACATAATTTGGTGTGACCATAGTATCAAACGCCCGAGTTAATTGAGTGCCATTTGATTTACTAGCATATAAAGCTTTGTTTGTAGAACTTGTGTATCTATTATATTCTTCGGTATAATTTGGTGATGTCTTTGGTTTAGGAAAATCATTACCAAAATAAAAACCAATTTGAGCATATTTTTCCATAAAATACGCAGGACTACCAGGAGGTGGTGTACTTGAACTGTTTGCACCACCACTTCCATTACCCGCACCGTTTGCACCCGCAACTTGAGCATCCACGGTTATTGTACTAACAGCAAATTGCATCTGTTCTCTTGTAATTTCTTTAGATGTAATTGCCTGTTGGATTTGAAACAAATCGTTTGGATTTATTGTATAATATTTTTTGGCCAATTCATATAAATCATATTTTCTACATCCCGCAAAGAATGAATCTAATATACTATCAACTCTTGTTTTGTTTGTTTCGTTTGCCAATACCTTGTTAACAATAACATTTAATATTGACGGATGGTCAACAACAATATCCCATGTTAAAGTACCCGTTCTACTTGTATTTTTGTAAGTATAGATTGGTTCAGGTCTACCAATAAAATCATTTGGAGTCCAGTTCGCCTGAACTGATTCATTAAATGTTAAGTTATAAGGTGGGAACCACATAACTCTACCACCATTAGGACCTCTTTCACATACCGCCAAATCAGAAACCGCAAGACCTGGTGAGTTTGATGTTGCCCACGCCAAGTTCTCCAATGAGAACATATATTTCTTGGCATAAGCATTATTCATTGTACCAATAATGTTAGATGAATCTTGTCCACCCTCTTGTTTGTTTGGTGCAATGTTAAGGTTATATGTCTTATCTAAAACAGAATATGAAAATCTTCTACCTTCAGTTGTAATACCATCAGTTTTTTGAAGGTCGTTATATTGTAGGTATGGTATATCTTTAGCAAATACTCTACAATACTCTGTTCCAACTTCTTGTCCAATCGCCCCAACGTAAGTTAATACTCTTGAACCCTTTGTCATTTCTGTGTATCCATCATTGAATACTTTGCTGACTTGGTCCATTGCATTACCAACGTGTTGTAATCTTTTACCACCTTGTGGTTGGCTATCAATAATTCTTTGTGTCTTATCAAGTATAGAACCTTCCTTAAAAGTTCTTTCTGTGGACTCTGTTGAGTTATAAGACGATGGTTTAAAGTCCGAGTCTTGGTCTGTTATTAAACCTCCAACACCAACTTTTTTACCAGCATTACCTTTATACTTTGGAGACACCCATGTGAATCCACCTTCAATACCACCACCATTACTATATGTTGGGCCGTTAGCACCAAGTCTAATCTCCTTACTTGGACCTTCATATAACTGAGCTAACTCAGATGGTCCATAAACTGGGTCTTGTTGTTCATTACCAAACGCATCATTTGGTAACGACCCTGATGGTGAAAATATTCTTGATGGGTCTGAAGATGTACTACCAACATAAAAGTTGGAGTTATTTGTATTAGTCCCGACAATTGCACCACCCAATCTATCTAATAGAGTTCTATCGTAGTTTGGTTTAAATTTATTAAAGTTAAGATTTTTAAATAAAATAGATTTTTGACCTTGGCCCGTATTTTCGTAGAATATTTGTGTACCTGTCTTACTAGCACCTAATAAATTACTAATAAATTTTCCTCCAACCGCAAGTGGGTTTGCCAACAATGATTGTTGTATTGTTGTTGGTTGTGGTGGATTAATACTTTGGTCAAAATAAGAACCAGGAATTGTTGAGAACGGTAAAGTACTTCCCCCTAATCTAAGAGCAAAGTCGGCAGCAGCACCCAATGGATTTGACGGTACCGTAATGTTATAATTTGGTTCAATTAAAGGAACTCGACCTGTTAAAATATTAACAAGGTTTGTACCACTATTAACATTTAATATGTTGGCACGACCAAGAGTTTGTCTTAATAACTCTCTACCAATACGGTCTTGGAACTCTTTCTTTAAAGTTTTTGCCCCCAATCGAGCTATAAAGGAGTCATCACTTAATAAACCATCACTACCCTGTGGGTCGGGATTTAATAAGATTGAAACAGGTCTATACGATGAAGGTACAAATGTAAAGTAAGGTTGACCGTTTGGTAGTCTATCTTGGTCAGGTCTAACAGTTTCTAAACTAGTAACAGCTTCACCAGCATCAAAGTTGTTTGGGCTTGAATACGCATTTAATGGTCTCCATTTTTGAGTTGCCGCAAATCCTGTGTTCACAATATAAGCATCCTGTTGACCAGGTCCATATTCACCTTGATTTGATGTTGTATTTAAATTACCTGTAAGGTCGGGTGCTTGGTAGTATCCCCCTTGATTTCCCCACTTGTTAAGTGGATAAAATTGTGAATTGGCGATGTATGGAGTATCAATTAGAAAATCAGGACTATCAACAGGTGTTAAATCTCTTTGTATAACCTCAAAAGTTATTGGCGGGGTCGCAGGACTAGGTGATTTAGCATATGGTACTAAATTTCGGACAATTAGTTTTTTTCTAAAAACCTCGGTACTTATATAATCTAACGGACTACCCATTTATACGTTTCTTAATAAATAGGTTAATTTGTATTTTTTATTCTTCAATCTAATGTTTTATTATCGTCCGTAGGATACAACACCAGACCCTTTGTTTTCTGAAGAATTTTTCTTTGTAAGGTTGGCAATATATTGTTTAAACTCTTCACTATTAAACGCAGCGTTTAATTGTTGTTGGTTAAGTGTTGTACCTGGAGGTAAATCAAATTTAAATGTTATAGTACCTCCAACATCAACTTTATTTGTTGATGTTCCACTGTTTGTTGATGTACCAGCACCTGTTTTTTCGGTAGGACTTTGACTTTTTCTACCTATAATATCGGCATACGATAACGATTTTTCCTCTTCAGCTTTCTTTTTAAGATGTTCTGTTGCGGTTACTGGTTTACCTGTTGCACTTAAAATTTCTTGACTTAAACTTCTAAATTCTTTTTCAATACCACTATTTCCCGTAACTTTTTTACTTGATTCTGCAATGATATCTTTAAATGCATTCATTCCTTTTTCACCTAAACTATTTGCATCTTTTAGAATAGTATCCTCAAGTGATGCTAATTTTTTAGCAAAATCGTCAGCACTTATTTTATTTGCATCTTTAGCCATAAATAACGCACTCATTTTTTCAATTGCGTTATTAACGTTGTCTATAATTACCGCACTTTCAGGTACCGCATTGTCAACAGAACTACTAACTGCTCGGCTAATTCTATCAGCTCCCGTGTAATTACCTCTAACAACCGAAGAACCTGCAACACCAAACGTACCTTTTGCAACATTACTTGAGAGAGTCCTATCAATGTTCTCTACAACATTTAATTGGGTCTTTTGAATATCTTCTAAAGTTTTTGGTGATTCCTCTTGTTGTTTTCTTAAGGCGATAAGTTGTTCATTTGTTAATTCACCTAATTTAATTCTGTCAATTTCACCAGTCTTGTCATTCTTAAGTTGTACTGTGTACTCACCACTTTTATCCATAGTGGCCATATTGGCGATAAGTTTCTTATCTTCTTCATCTTCAAAATCAAGCGATGGACTAATAGCAGAAAGTCTTCTATCTAAGTCTGCCGCGGCAAGACCCATTTTACTCATTTCCACAGCACTAACACCAGTTTGTTTTTCCATTTCTCTAAGTGTTAAAACACCTTGAGGATTTATTTTAAATGTTTTTGTTTTTTCATCAAATTCAGTAAACTGTTTTGCAACTTCAGATAAACTAGTTTGTAAACCCGATGGGTCATTAATTGATTGATTCATTAAAGCGAATGGGTCCGCCAAATTTCCTGCAGAAACACCTAATCTTTGAAAGGCTCCAGCAACTTCTATAGCCCCATCAGGGTCTAAAACCCTATCCGCTAAAGTAAAGGTTTGTTGCATATCAAACCTTAACATCGATGCTTGTGCCGCCATCTTTGCTAAACCTTTCACACCGCCTTCAAATTGGAATCGGTTCATTTGTGACATGCTACCAGTCACATCTTCCATAACCTCACGAGCATTTAAACCAACACTTTGAATATATTCAATTGAACTTTCTAGGTTTGTACCAATTTGAGATACTTCAATACCAACATTACCAAAAATTTCAACTAGCCCTCCTGCCGTACCACCCAAAATTTCAGTAGCGGCATAAAGTTTACTAACTTGGTCTTCAGTTGCAATAACTTGTCTTCTTGAACCTTCAGCAATTCCTGATATAGTCTTGGAAATATCACCAATATCTCCACCTAAACGAATAATACCCGCGGCTGACTTAGCAGCAGCATCATTCATTTCGTCAAGTCTTACTCTACCCCCAACAAACGCCACATTGAGTTTATCGGCCTCATTAGCCATGTCCTCAATTGACTGTAATATTTTATCTATAGGAGAACCTAAACTGTCAATATTTTTTTTAAGGTTGTCGTACGATTCGTTAAGATTATCTGCCATTACAATTATTTAGTTTCCATATAAATAGAAGAAGGACTAATTTTTTAGTCCTTCTTTTTATCTTCAATCCATTTATCCAATAAATATTTTCTTACAAACAACGGCATTCTTTCAAAATCTTGATAAGAAATATTCATTAATGTTGTCAGATAGTAAAATTCATCTATCTGTATCTTTCTATAATCAGAAGAAAGGGCGAAAAAAGTCAGCCCCAAACCCAACATTCACTGTTAGTTTTTCTCCTGACGGGGCTGTAATTGTTTTGGTCATATCCAATCTTGGTTCATTTTCATTCATAAAGTTTCTTACGAATTTTGAGTCAGAGATTGGCATTGACTCAACAAATTTTGCAATCATAGCTTTGTCAGTTGAACCATCAACTTCAATAATTTCTTTTTGCATTCTCCAAGTAATTTTTGGAACAACTCTTCCTTGTGGATATGTTTCAGCCATTTTACCAATCTCCATAATTTCACCATAACTTAATGGTTTTAATTTAATTGATGATTGAGATTTTGGTAATAAAATAGTAAATGAACCATCTTCACTTGGTTGTTGTCCATTAATAATAGTTAGTTGGTCTAACGATACGGTACTTTTAAATGGTTTTTTAGTTACAGGGTCTGTAACATTTAATACCATTTCAGGACCAAATCCAGTATTTCTTAAAAATATTAAAATTGCTTCAACATCACCCTCAATTAAATCTTCAACCTTAACATCTGGTTCATAAATTTTTGCCCTCAATAAAGTCATTGTTAAATCAGCGGCACCACCCATCAAAATGTTTTCATCTGATGCGGTAAGATAACCAACTTTAATTGATTTCTTTTTGTTTTTATAAAAAATACCTTGTGATGGTAATTGTACCACATCGTGTGGTAGTGTGAAATTGTCTTGACCGTGGTCTCTTGATTGATTGTCCATATATAAAAATAACCGTAAAGTTTATTAGCTTTACGGTTAAATATAAGTGAGTGTAATTTTATGTAAAGTGAATTAGTAAACTAACACACATCTATCCATTCTCAAAGAAGCTGTAATATCCGCTAACGCATCTTGACTATAAGATAATGTTCCGAAGTTTACATCAGTTAAGAATGTTCCGTAAAGAATCCATTTCTCAACAACAACTCCTGTTGGGTCCAACATCTCAAGGTCGATGTCTTTTTTGTAACCCGCAGCATAACCCATACGACCTGTCACCGATTCAGCGTGTAAACGAACCCACTCCATAAGAGCCTGAGCCGCTGATGGTCCAATAGGGTCACGGAACTTAACACTGATTGGGTCCCAGTTAAATCTACCAGCTACAAATGTAGAGGTGTTTAGAAATTGTATTTCAGTTGAATTAATCTTAATTGATGGTCTTGCAGCACTTTCAACAAACCATTCGTTGATACCCAAACTTGACGGAAACCTTAAAATAAAACGGTTTTGGCGTTTTGGTTCGTAAGGTATCGGCATTTTCATTAATAAATCAGCCATGTTATTTTAATTTTTTTTTTGTTTTTTTTTTGTTGTTTATATCCTATAAATATAGTCTTGTTAAAAAATTTTTCTCTTTACTTTTATTTTGTCGAGATTATTATCTACTTATATTCCTTTTTAACGCCTACAGCAGTAGAATAAGTCTTAACTATATTATCTGGTTTATCTTTAAAATAATTATTCATTACTTCTACATTTCTAATATCATCATCTGAAAATCCAATACTAGGTTGCTCCGGAACAAAGTTATTAGATACATCATTTTTAATAAAGGCATTTTTATTTAACTTTTTTGACATTTTCTTAATATAAGAAACAAACTCTTCCATAGCACGAACTTTTGCTTCTTCAGGGTTGGCAGCACCTTCTTCATCGTCAAAAGACACTGGATGATATTTGTTAAGGTCCAAATACGATTTGATTAATTCATCGTCCGTCATATCTTCCTCGTCAAAAAACGACCTATATTTTTTAAGGTTCTTAACGAGTTGGTCTTTATCTATTCCATGAAACCCGTCAATAATATAATTGTATACGGCTTGTTTTAAAGTGTTGGGGTTGTGACCTCTCGCAGTAATAATTGAAAATATTGACCCGTTATTAATCGCTTCTCTAAAATCATTAAATGCCGGTCCAAGTTTTGCTCTCATAGCATCAACCAAAAAATCTTTGTCACCTGCGGTTCTAAAGTTTCTATATGGTTCTTCAGAAAATCCAACAATGGTATCACCATTATAATCAAAATCTTCTTTTCCAATTTTACTTCTGTATTCCGCAAAATCATCTGTACTCATACCAACTTCATCACCATCTTCAGTTTTTAACATTATCTTTGTTGGCATATGAACAATGTTGTCATCCCAATCAAACGCATAATATTTCATATCTGGTGTTCCCTCAGCCTTAAATCCCTCTCTAAGTTGTCTTTTCATACTTGGCAAATAAAGGGGGTACTAATTGTACCCCCGTTATGTTTATTAAATATTTTCAAACGAAGCTCCTGTTGGAGTAATAAAGAATTCGATATCGATGAATTCTAATGCCTTCGTAGGTTTTAAGTAAATTTTACCTGTTAATGTGTTTCTATCTAAGTCTTCAGGTGAAGATGAAACAGTTACACGGAAATCGTATAAACCTCTGTCTCTTCTGATTGAATCCAAGATAGGGTTAACACTATCCAAGAATTGTTGTCTAACGATTTGGTCGTTTTGTTCAAACAATAATCTTACAGCTACTGCGGAAATTAACTTACGAGCTTGAAGTAATAATCTTCTTACATTCAATCTGTTAAGTGCAGTGTCAGCAATTTGTAATGTTTTATTACCCCAAATTACAGTTCCAACATCAGAGAAAGTTGCGATAGGGTTGATTCTACCTTGATACAATGTATCTCTGTCAGTTTGTGTAAGTTTTTGTCTAGCTTTGATTGAGTTTACAAGACCTCTTGTGTAACCCGCAGATGCGAACCAAGGGAATGAAATGTTATCAGTCAACGCTAAGTTTCTACAAACCTCACCTGTTGGTGGTAAGTAAATTTGTGTATTGTTTACTGTATCTCTTGTTAAAATCCAAGGGTAGTAAGTTGCGGTGTAGTTAGAATCAATTCCTGTGTTATCCAAATTGTCAACCGCTTCTTGTGAATAGATGATATCCAAAGAACTTGTTGAATCTGGAGTAAACATTTGGTAATCAGGAGTTGTACAGATATAAACCGAGTCAGCTCTTGAGTATTGAATCATGTCAATAGCTTCTTCTACAAGATTTGAATTGTTAATATAGTCAATACTTGCACTTGCAAACACGTTAATGTTAGTTGCTTCAGGATTAGCGAATGTCAAAATACCAAGTAAGTAAGCGTAGTAGTCAGTATTTGCAAAGTCCTGAGTATTGTTTTGAACAATAATTCTCTTGAACAATCCGTTACCTGTTGCAGTTGGGTATCTTGAAGATGGTGCAGTACCTGCCAAATAACCTGACTGTCCTAATTGGAATCTGTCTTGGTTAGTTCTCCATTCTCTGTAAATATCCCATCCGTCAAATCCACCTGCGAAACACACAGTGTATTTTCTTGAGTAGATAAAGTAGTATGGGTTATCTTGTGTTGCTGGGTCTGCTCTAAATTCTGCAACACCACATTCAAACGCTGTTTGACCACTTGTCATTGATGTATTAGCAATTGTAACAACAGTTGCTCCCGAATCCATGTGGAAACCTTTACTTAAGTAATTCCATTTAAATGAGTCAGTCGCCAAAGCCCAATTAGATTGTGGGTTTTGTTTTCCTTTGTAAGTTAAGAATGATTCATCAATTCCGTATTGTGTAGAGAAACCTAAATAAGTTCTTCTTATGATATCTCCAGGAGATTCCACAGTATTTGAACCACCAACGGGTGTTCCAAAAGGTGGATTAGCAATAACCTCTCCAGGAAAATCGTATTTTGTTTTAAATTTAGGGTATGGTGATGAGTAAATTGCAGCATCTTCATATTCTCTTTGTGTGTAACCGTAGAAACCACAAGGTAAAGAATCGATTGGATACTCATTTGCCATTTCAACCATGATATATTTTGAAATTAAAGCGAATTCACCATTAGACGAACCAATTTTTTTCGCAATAAAGTTATTAGTTGCTGGGTCCATATTACAATTGGTAAACTTTTCAATTACAACAGGGTTTGCATCTGTATCAAAGAAATTTCTAACAAAAACATCAAACGACATATTGTTATATGATAAGTTTGCAATTGACACCTTAACCTCAGTGTTTGCGGAATCTCCATCAGAAATGGAAATGAATTTAAATAAGTTATATACTTTATTACCTCTCAATTCAGAAACTAAATAAGGTGTTTCAGGTGATTGGTATTTTTCTAAATTCCAAGCGATTGATTGACTTGATTGACTTCTTGCGTCGGGCAATGCAATTAAGTCACAATTTAACCCACGAATGTATCCTTGACTATAAGCGTAATTTAAACTTCCTTGATAAATTTCCTCAACATAAATTGGAACTTCAAATCTTGATTTACCAAAATTATCAACCCCTAACACTTTTGTGATGTATTTTGCGGAAGACGCTAATAATGAAGTTTCTAATGAGAATGTATTATTATCTTTAGTTACACCTGATAACAAGAATGTTCCATATGGTGTTTGAGTAATACCCGAATATTGATTAGTACAAATTAATTGTAAGTTGTTAGGAACCCAAGCATTGTCGTTATCATAATCAATACCTACTTCATAAACAGGACCGTGGTCAATACTATCAACAGAATTGACATATTGAGTAATACCTCTTGAACGGAGAGTACCAACAACCATATTATTAAAATCTGTATAAGCAGTACCTGTAAATGTATAAGATTCACCAGTAATTGTACCCGTGAAAACACCAGTCCCGCCCGAACTTAAACTATTAACAACATAGTAGAATGAATAACCCGTATAGTTATTTCCTGAAGAAATGTCAAAGTTAGCATAATACCAAGGGTCATTTGAAGACGCACTTAAATCGTTAAGTTCAAAATTGTTTATACAATCATATGGATTTTGGATTGTAGGATAAGATAAAATTATATTTGAATAATCTGTATTAGGAATTGCACCGTACATTACAGAAGTTGTAGCCGAAAGAGAAGGTGTGTTAATTATGCCACCTAAATAAACATTAAGGTCATCTTGTATTGTAGATGTTGAACCGTCTTGTAATCTGTATTGAACATTCAAATTTGACTGAGCTTGAGCAGGTAACGCTCCACTGACAATCGTAACGGTAGTACCTGATGAGGTACCCGTGAATGTTGCGGTAAACGTTGTTGCGTTTGATGGGTCACCGATAGTTGTTGGGTCAACATTAGCTACTAATGATAAACTCCAAGATGGACCCGCATCATAACCTGACAAACCTAATACTCTTGTAACAAACAATTGGTTTGATTGTTGCAAGTATGATTTAGCAATATATGCCGCCTCATATTTTGGGATTTGAGTGTTATAAAACTTAACGGGTTCGGTTCCACCAAAGTAGGCTTGGAACTCATCGTAATTTGTTATGAATACTGGTTCAAATGCTGGGCCTTTTATAGTTTCCCCAACAAGACCTAAAGTCGTTACCCCCACACTTTGGGCTACGAATGATAGGTCGGTTTCAGATGTGTAAACGCCTGGTGATACGAATACTTTTTGATTTGCTTGTGTTGCCATTATTAAATTATTCTGTTACAGATTTATTTTATAGATAAATATTCGACTTTTAATGAAAAAACTTTACTTTTGGATAAGTATTTATAAACGGTATGAATAAATTCTACCTTTTTTCTACCCATGAAAATCAAGAAAGAAATAAAGAACATCAAAATATCCCCTGAATCACA